GACTCGCCTGAGTAAGTGACCCAGCCTCTACCAGAGAACGGGCCTTCCTTAGCGGGAGAACTCGGGATCATCTTGCGGGCAGCCGCCATAAGCGAAGAAGCCGCAGCAGCGACAAGGCTCTCAGAAGAAGCCAAACCAGCGGCGAACGACGCACCAACAGACCGGCCAGCAGACTCCATAGCCCCGCCGAACGACATAATCCCCGAAACGATCCTCGCCATAGAATCGGACACAATGCCCACAGCGCCAGACATTTGACCTTCGATAGCGCCAGAAACACCTGAGAACGCTGAAATCGTGGCGGCTGTAACAGCGCCGCCGCTCATCTTAATCGCAGACACAGCCTGATTCATACCGTTGGTAGCCGCTTCGCCGGCCCTCATAGAATTAGTGATCGCACCAGGAACACCGCTGAGAGCGGAACTAATCTTGTCTTTAATGCCGGAAAAAGCCCCTACGACAGACTGCACCACACCAGATAACGAAGTAGTGATCGTCGCCGGGATTTTTGTGAACGCCTGACCCACAGCAGTATTTATGTTCTCTGCCTGCTGGCCGATAGCCAACACCATGAACCCAAACGCACCCGTGATCGTGTCCTGAATACCCTGGAACGCCGTCGTAGCAGACAAAGACAAACCATCGAACGCACCAGTGACCGCCGTCTTGATCTGATCAGTACCAGCAGTCAACTCGGTAACCACACCCTGCCATGCGGTAGCCACCGCCGGACCCATCGTGGAAAACGCCTCACCAACCCGGTCACCGATAGTCGCCAACGGCATCATCGCCGCGTCGATCTGACCCTGCAACTCAGGGCCAAGGTTCGCCAAAGCATCCTTCGCGCCCTGGATCGCAGCAGTAACCTGATTGGTCAACTGCTGCGACACAGCAGAATCAACAGCTCCCGGCGTGAACGCAGAACGCAACGCCTGTTTCTGATCCTCCGCAGAAATCTGCAACGAGTTCTTTATCTGCTCAGAAACCGCCTTGCCCACATCCTCAGGGAACAAAGACTCCGTGCCGATCTGCAAACCAGCATCCAAACTGGGAGCCAAACTCAAGCCGGTGTTAACCGCCAAAGCGAGCCGCTTGCCCTCTTTCGTGCCGATTTCCTCAGAGCCGTCACCGAACCAATCGGACAACACGTTGTCCCACGAACCCAGCAGCGGAACCCAGTCAGGGATGCCGCCGGGGGAAGACTCGGGCATCACGAAATCCCAGGCATCGGAAATCGCGGTGATCGCGTCAGCGACCGGACCTAAAACCTCCGCAAAGGTCTGGAAGGCAGCCGTCAAAGCCGGCAGAGTTTCGGTGACCAACTGGTCAGCCGACTGCACAAAACCTTTCAAACTATCCGCGAACGAACCGTCAGACAGGTTGTTGAAACCGTCAGAGAAAATGTCGGAAACAATTCCGCCCAAACCGGATAACGTGTCGCCCAGCGTCTTCATCGCAGAATCCAACTGCGATATGCCCGTGGCAGGGTCCTTCGCGGTGATCTTGTCAATCCACTCGAAGAAAGACTTACCTGTGCGGTTGAACGCATCAGCCAAACCAGGGAACTTGTTCGACAACTCCGAAACAAGATTCAAAATCCCGGCAGTGAAGTCCTTGATACCTGGCTGTGCGCGGCTGAACGCCTTACCGATGTTAGCGATAGTGTTCTGAACTTCGTCGGAACCATCAACAAGAGCGTCGGTGAACCCTGTGAACATGTCCGACAAGCCCTTGGCGACCGTGCCGAAGGAATCCTTCAACGAGTCCGCGAGCTTCCCGATGTTCTTGAAAGCGGGAGTGAGGGTGTTCTCGAAAACATCCGAAACAGTTTTCTTCAAAGCCTGAAGCGACTCACCAAGCTCGCCGCCACCCTGCTTGTCCCCGTTAGTGTCCTTGTAAAGACCCGCAGCCTCAGCAGCCTTCTTAATGCCGTCCATACCAAGGGCGACAGTGCCGGCTGTGACAGCTATTGCGGCCAACCCCGCCGGGATAGTGAGGATCGCACCTGAAGCCAACGCCATAGCAGGGGAGAACAACGCAACAACCGCCAAAGCGACAGCCATGTTTTCGCCCATACGGAGCGCAGACTTACCCGCCTGTAAAGCGCTCGCACCGAACTCGGCAATCTCCCTGGACGCAGCACCAACAAGCGTAGTCACACCCCTGAAACTGGCCCCGATAGCGTAGGTGGCATTACCTATGCCCCTGGCAAGTCGGTTCTGGTCAACCTCGATGTTCAAAGGTAGTTTGAACTCTTTGACAAGTATTTCCGCTGCGGCCATTTGCGCCCGCAAACGGCGCGGGTCAATCTTCGGGCTGAGAAGAACTTCAACCCTCTGATTAGCAAAGAAAGCTTTATACTCAGCGGCCTTGAGATAAGCCATGCTAGTGTCAAGATCGAGTTGGAACTTTTCAAGTTCACCCAACCGTTTAACACGGTCATCGACCTCAAACTTAGAGAACAAAGAATCTTTCGCGCCTTCAGCGCGAACATCCTGATAAAACTCGTCCACGTCCCGACGCAACTGCGCCAAAGTCGCTTTGTCTTTCTTCGGATCAAGAAGCTTAAGCTTCTCCCCGAAACCTTTCTCAAGGTCCTGGTACTTCTTGCGAAGTTCCTCACCCTCGAAATCCAAAGGGACGTTGACCTCGAAGTCGGAGATGAGTTTCTGGAACTTGTTCAGGTACCTGCGCCGGAAACGATCTAAGTTCGCCTTGAACTCTAATTCCTCATCAAAGCCCTTTGTGGCGTCCTCAACCTGCTTAGGGTCAAGTTTCTCCACCTGAGAGTCATACTTGATCGTGCCCTTAGGGGCGTTCTCAGCGGTTTCCTTAGCCTTAGCCTCAGCCTTAGTGGTGTCCCCATCAAAAGGGATTTCACCCTCAAGCTCCCGCTCGATTTCCTCAAGCTTCGCCTTCAACTCACGACGAAACTCATCGGTGTCAGGTGAAACCCGAATATAAATCCGGCCAACCTCAGTACCCTCAGCCATAACCCTTCGCTCTCCTAGCCGCCGACAACTTCGCCGCCGCAATAAACGCAAACGAACCCGGCCCAGTATTCTTCCGACGCACCGACCGATCAGGAATCGGGAACGGCTCAGGCGGTTTCGGCTTCTGCTTAGAATGAGCAGCCACATACGTCCACTGCAACGCCCTAAGAGCATTCACAGCCGCAACATCTATGTACCTGCCGGCATCCCAACCACGAAACTCAGGGCCACCACGACGCTCCGCGTTAAACCTCGAATCCATCGGCAAACCGCGAATCAAAGACAACAAATACAAAGGACCCAAACCAGCCTCAGGGCGAAACAAATCCCTCAAATCAAGCTGGTAATACTCCCGCAGATCGGCAGCCAGAAACTCACCGTACTCATCTACGAGTTCGGTGAGTCCTCGGAGTTTCCCGCCTGAGTCGCTTCCATCCACACATTGAACAGCCGCAACGTCAACGCCAGATCATCCTCGATGTTCTCAACCAGCTTCCGCGCCAACTTCTCGTTGTCAGCGACAAGCGGAATGATATGCAACGCGATCTGCGCGGACTTCTCAGTCGAAGACAACGCCCCCGAATCATCAACACCGCCCTGAATGTCGGTCATCTCATCGAGCAGACCGTAAACCTCATCCCGGTTCTTCTTCGGGACACGCAGAAGATTACGCAGGGTCAGGGTTTCCCCACCGACCTCGATCTGGAACGGGGCGAACTCCCGCTCGATTTCTTCGCGCATCGAATCCAAAGTGAAGATGTTACCCATTAGCGGACCTTTCATAAAAGTTTGTTGGGCGGGCCTTTTGATTTGGCGGGGCTTAGGTGGGGAGGGGTTGGAAGGCCCGCCAAGACTCCAACCCCTCCCCGGTCTAACTAGCGGATCACGGGGTAAACAGGTCCTCGTTGATCCACTCAAACACGTTGCTGCTGCCGTACTTCAAGAACGTGGCACGAACAGGCAGCGAAGCGAACTCATCAGTCGCAAGGCTGATCGAATCATCGCGCTTCACAGACGCCTTCGGCGCATAGAAACCGATCTTCGTATCACCATCGACAATGATAATCAGCAAGGCACGCTCAACCGGGGCGGCAGTACCGCCCTTGACGCCGAACACACCCGACTGCTTCGAGGCGTCCTGACCGTAGTACAGCGTCAGCGAGTCAATGTCCCACTGCTGCAAGTAAATGGTCAGGTAATCCGAAATCGGCTTCGTGACAACCTCACGCAGATTTTCGTTCTGCCAAGTACCACGAACCTCGGTGTCGCCACCATCAAAACCGAACTCCGGCAGGTCATCTCGGGCTGTATGGCCCACACTTGACCAACCATTCGGGGCCGAAACAACCGCAGAATCAACGGTGACAGTGACAGGCTCAAGCTTCGAGTTAACCGTAACCTCGACGTTCTCAGCCGACAGAGCCCCGATGAAAGCGACCACGAAACCGCCGTCAGCGAAACCACCGCCGGTAACCTTCACGTTGCCCGCACCGACACCCTCGATGTTCTCAAGGGCGGTCTGAACCTCAGCCGCACCACAATCGAACGGAAGATCAAGGGTCGTACCCGAAGGGGCATCCGAAGCGACAGGTTCCTCAGCCGCAACAGCCTTAGAGGTCTTGCTGCTCTTGGCCGCTTTCGGATCAGGGGTGGCAGCCGGCGGCTCAACACCAGTCGCCTCAAGGGTGCTGGCTTCCTGCGCGGGAGCCTTAGCCGGAATGGTTTCCACTGCCTGCTTCGGGGCGACAGCGCCCTCACCCACGGTCAAGCTGAAAGTGCCGCCAGTCGGAGCCCCCGAAGAAGTCAACGAGCTAGAAGAAGCACCAAAAGCCTCAGGGTCAATGTCGGCAAGTTGAGCCGGCGTCGGGCGCGGAGTGCCCGGTGCGGCGACAAACACATAGCCGACAGCGGCAGTAACAACTGCCTTATCGTTCTGTGACATAACATGTCTCCTGGTTAGTGTTTAAGGGGACGAACCCCAAGTTGAATCAGACCTTGGACCCGCCAGGAGTCCATGTAAAGGGACGAAAACTGGGTTGCCCCCATCGTTTCCGTAATGCTGTGCAAATAACCTGCACTGGTTAACTTCTGAAGCCTCACAGCCTCATACAGCGCCTCAAGCGCATCCTCGTACAACTGCTCAGTCTCAACCAACCCCTCAGTCCCATAAGAGGTCAACTCGATAACTGGTAGCGCCAACTCGTAGTAACCGGGGTTCAGCCTTCGACCGCCGATACGCCTGACGTTCAACATCGGGAACGTCCGGTAGTCGATATCTTCAACCCAAGAACCGATCTTCACACCCGGCAAGGCATCCCGAAGTAGAGGAAGGACAACAGCTTGTACCCGTGGTATTTTCGACACCTGGGCGTCCTCCTAATCTTGGTAAACCCTTTTACGTTTCTTGTACCGTTTGTTCTTGCGTTTACGCCGCTTCGTCGGCAAAGGACCCCTCTTGGGGTTCGTGCCAGCCACCGTGTAATTCAAACGCGGCATCCCCGCAGCCCTAGTCAAAATGTAAAGACCATGCGGGGAACGAGTCTCAACGTCCGCGTACCTGCCGTCAGGCCCGAACACACCCGAAGGTGCGTGACCGAACTCGATAGCGAAAGCGTTCGGTGCCTGCAAATACACAAACCCGTCAACGTCGTCATACTGTGCCGGCCCGCCCATGATGCCGTACACATCAGTCAACCCGCTGGGGTCAGCGATCTTCACCCACGGTGTCGCTGCGCGGGCCATAGCCAGATTCGACCTAGCCTTACCCTCAACCTCACGGGTTTCAGATTTAATCTCCCGGCGAACCTCACGCTGCCTCGCAACAATGCCGTTCAACTGCTTCTGCGAAACAGTCCACTCCATCAGTACCTCTTGATGGTGTAAACATGATGAGAAGTACGAGGCGAGTTCGTGTAAATGTTCGGGTCACCAAACACCGCCCAACGAACCCCAAGCCACTCAATCTGGCCCTGAGCCCCCAACCGGCACTTCACACTACGAGGGAACCGAAGATAATAAATCTTCTCACCCTCGAACCCCTCGTTATCCTGCTCAAGCCTACGAGCAGACGTACCCGACTGCGAAGCCGGCTGAATACGGGCCACCGCAGGAACACCCGTCCTCGACGGGCGGGTCTTCACATTCCCGTCAGCGTCAGTAACAACTTCCTCCGGAAACACAACAATGTTTTGGTTGTACTTATCCAGAAGACTCATCACCACACCTGACGTGCCCAGTCGATAACCTTGTAGTGTTTCCACACAGCCTCGACGTTGCGGCGTCCATACCACGGGTCATACATAGTCGGCCCGATAACCGGCTGAGGGGTCAACATGAACATGCCGCTACCACGCGACACCCCAAGGATCGCCCACTCATCATCGGTGATACCCAGAACACCCGTCGAAAGATCATCCGACAACGTGTACGTGTAGTCACCATCGGTTTCGCTTTTGTAACCCTCTGGGTTACGGGCCAGCCGAAGAACCGCATCCGATTCGACCTGAACAACATCCTCAACATCAATCTGACCGGACGAAACTTGGTCTTCCAGATCAGGGATGCGCCGGCGAATCATTCGCTCAACATCCTCCAACCGGACACTGACCAGATTGGTTTCCTCGCCAGAAAGTTCCCGGCCCCAACGTGTAGCTACATCATCGGGGGTTGCATACGCCATAAGGAGTCCTTTCCGGTAAGAGGGGCGGTGACCCCATAAGTGAAGTCACCGCCCACCCTTAACTTCACTTAGCGGTCGGAGCAGGTGCCTTAACCGTGGCAGGAGCAGGTTTAGCCGCAGGAACATCAGTCAGCTTGACGAATGCCTCAGGGTCATTCACCAGCGCAGCAAACTCGGCCTCAACACGAATTGCTACCATGTTCTGCTGCCAAAGTGACACAATTCCGGACCCATCTCCATTAACGGAAAGGTCAAGAG